CCTTTACTGACACTGGTGTTGCAGGTGTTTTAACTCCTGTGCTCAATGGCTTTCCTACTGGTCCGTATGTAGCTGGTGCTGTATTCTTAGACAACTATGTATTTATTGGTACTACCAACAACAGAATTTATAACTCTGATCTTGGTGATCCAACTACTTGGAATGCTTTAAACTTCTTAAGCTTTGAGCAGACTCAAGATAACCTTGTAGGTATTGCTAAACACCTTAACTACCTTGTAGCTTTTGGTGCTGTAAGCACTCAGTTCTTTTATGACGTTGGTAATGCTAGTGGCTCACCTTTGGGGTTAGCTGCGAGCTACACTTCTGAAGTTGGTTGTGCTAGTGGTGATTCTATTGTTGCTACTAGTAACACTGTGCTTTGGGTAGGCACTAGTAAGACCTATGGCAGGTCCGTATACATTATGGATGGGGTATCCCCTGTTAGGGTATCTACGGCTAACATAGACCGCCATTTAGAGGCTGATGCTTTAAGTAATGTGTCTGCGTATTGCTACACAGTTAGTGGTCACACACTATACATTCTTACACTGCATAACACCAACCAGACTTTGGTGTACGACCTTAACGAGAAGATGTGGTACACATGGACTCAATACTCTATGCAGAGTAACGACCAACCTAATCCAGGTACGTACCAAGAGTCTTACTTTAGACCTACCTACTACACCCAACTAAATGGTGTGCCATACGTCTTAGATGACGATACAGCTACTTTGTACTACTTAAGTGTTAACGAATACCAAGATGCTGGTCAACCTATCTACTGCCGTACTGTTACAGACATCATAGACAACGGAAGTACTAAACGTAAGTTCTATGGAAGGTTAGAGATCATTGGAGATAAGGTAGCTGGTACTATGCAGATACGTCACACTGGTGACGACTACAACACATGGTCTAACTACAGGTCTGTAAACCTTAATGCTCCTCGTGCTCAGATATACCTAAGTGGTGCTGATAGACGTAGAGCTTGGGAGTTCTTGTGTACCAGTAATGTTCCTCTTCGTCTTGATGGTGCTGAAGTTGACTTCCGTATTGGTGAGATGGATCAAGAGCAACAAGTTGGTGGTGGGAGGTATCGTAGATGACTGATCTTGTTACTAGTAACTCTGTTGCCAAAGTGCAGTTTAGAGAGAACATTATTAATGTTCAAGAAGGTATCTTAAAGATGATTGCAGATGGTGCAGTTAAAGATACCTTACCTGACTGCAAGTTAACCCATTACTACGCTCCTATTGATGAGAACTATGGTTGTGGCACTTATGCTCGACAAATGTTTATTCCCAAAGGAACACTAATAATAGGTAAAATACATAGGCATCAACACTTGAACTTTATCATGCAAGGTAAAGTGTCTGTGTCAACAGAGTTTGGACCAAAGTATTTTGAGGCTCCATGTATCTTTGTTTCTGAGGTAGGTCTTAAACGTGCTGTTATTGCAGAGGAAGATACCATCTGGGTAACAGTGCATCTCACTAAACACTTAGGTGAAGAAAACCTAGCCAAGATGGAAGAAGAAGTAATTGCTCCATCCTACAAGGAACTGGGTCTAATTGACTCAACTAAAGATTTGATTACGGAGAATTAAAATGACATTTGGAATTACAGCCACTGGTTTTGCTACAGCAGTAGGTATTGCAGGAGGCATTAACTCCCTTACTGGTGGTGGTGTTAGCAAAATGTTAGGGTTTGAAGGATCACCCACTGGTGCAGAAGCACAACGTATGGCTGATCCATTTATGGATTACAGAGGTAGGTTAGGTGCTATGTATGCTGGTGCATTACAGCCTGGAGCTAAAACAGACATTGAGTCTATGCCTGGATATTCCCAGTATAAGACTGGAGTCATAGACCCTGCTATGGAAGCTACTCAAAGAAAAGCTGCTAGTTCTGGTATGTTGTACTCTGGTAATGAAGCTATGGCTCTTCAGAAGACTGGTCAACAAGGTTACTACGGGTTTATGACTGACTACCTTAATCGTCTTGCACAAGGCTCTGGTGCTGTTAATAATCCTGCTACGGCTGCAGGTATGGGTTTAGGACAGACTGGTCTTAACCAACAAGGTTTTATGCAAGGTATGGGTGCTCTTGGTCAAATTGCTGGTCAATATGGTGGAAGTTCAAACATTGGTGGTTACGCAACAAGTGGTTCTGTACCTAGCGTTACTTCATCTGATGTTTATTCTGGTCCTCCAATGTATCCTACATCTACGTAAGGATTAAATCATGGCATTACTAATGACAGACATGGCTGCAGGTGCTACTGCTGCCCGTACCTTACAACAAAACATATATGGCGGTCAATTTGATAAGGCCAATATAGCTGCTGCTGCGGAAGAAACTCAACTTAAACTTGAACAAGACCGCATTAAAACTTCTTACGCTCCACAAGAAGCAGCTTTAAAGTTACAGCAAGATCAAGCTAATGTTGATAGGTCTAAGCTTGCTAATCTTGTTGCTGATACTAATTTTAAATCTTCAGAAGACTCTAAACAAAAACTTAGAGCTTTGGCTGAAACGCCAGAGTTCAAAGCTGCTACTGATGCTGAGAAATTACGTTTAGCTGCTGCTACCCAATTTAAAGTGGGTGACATTGACAATGGTGTTAAGACTTTAGCTTCTGCTGAGTTGTATGACACTAGAGACTTAGCTCTTAAACAAAAAGCATTAGATCAAAATGCTCAAATTATTGGTAACGCTTATGGCGTTATAGCCGCTTTGCCTGATGACAAAGTTAATGAGTTTGTAGATCGTCTTCCAGAAGAAAATAAAAAAGCTCTTATTAGCCAAATTGGTGAAGCCAATTGGAACAAAATGACTGGTGCTGAAAAGAAAGAAGCTACTAAAAACTTGATGCTCAATGCTAAAGGTCAAATGGCTAAACAACTTAAAGAAGTTGAACTTGCAAAAACAGAGTTGCTTATTAAGTCTCGTGAACGTATTGAACAAATCCGTCAAGATGGTTTGCTTAATCGCAAACTAACTGGTGGTACTGATCGTGAGATGCGTGATTGGAAACTGTATCAGAATGCTCAAGAAGCTATTGAGAAATCTGGCAGTAAAACTCTAACTAAATTAAATGAAGCTGTTGATGCTGCTGACGCTGCACAAGAGAAAAGTAAAATAGGTACGTTTTGGAATAGCAGTAATCCATCAGATGCTACTGCTGCTGCTTACAGAAAAGCTGTTGAAGCTCGTGATAATTTTCAACGTAGTCAAATTAAAAAAGAACTTAACTTAGCTACTACTGCTCCTGATTTTCCTGGTAAACAAGCTGTTATTGATAACTTAACAAGAGAGTTAGAGTTGTTTCCTGAACCCAAAGGTCAACCTAAACCTACTCCTATACTAGAAGATAAGCCAGAAACTAAACCTACTGCTGCTCTTGCTAAACCTGGTGCTACTAGTAACAAACCACCTGCTAAACTAACACCTGAACAAAATCAAGCAGCTATTGATGCAGCTAATGATGCTATTAAAAAAGGTGCAGACCCTGCTAAAGTTAAGGCTAGACTAAAAGAATCTGGTGTTTCATTCAAGGAGTAATGTATGGCTGACAACATCTCTTTTGATGATTTGATTCCTAGTAAACCACAAGCAGACAAATCAGCTCCTTCTACAGGGGCTGATGTTTCTTTTGACGATTTAATACCTAAGAAGCAAGAAGTTGTGGGTAGTCGTATGCACAACATTGGTCGTACTGCTGTCGAAACTATACCTTCTGCTAGTGCAGGTCTTATAGGTTTTGGTACTGGTATGGCTGCTGCTACACCTGTAGCGGCTGCTGTTGCTCCTTTGACTGGTCCTTTTGCTCCTATTACTGCAGGTGTAATTGAGTTTGGTGGTGGACTTGCTGGAGCATTTGTTGCCTCTGGTGCTGCTCAAAAAGTAACGGACATGATGCACGAAGCATTTGCTCCAGAAGATTATAAGAAACGTCAGATTGAAAAGGCACAACGTCCTTACGGAACATTTGCTGCACAGACTTTAACTAACCTTGCAGGTATGTCTCCTAAGACTGCACCTGAAGTTGCAGGTAAGTTACTTACTAAACCTATTGTTCAGCGTGGTGTATCTGCTGGTTTAACTGGAACTATTGAAGCAGCTTCTGAATTAGCTACAGAAGGAAAGATTGATCCTATTAAAGTAACTGCCGCTGCTGCAGGTGGTGCAGCTATGCCTGGGTTTAATCCTGTTGGTGCTAAGTTATTTGGTGCAGGACAAGTTGGTGCTAAGTTAATTATGCCTAAGAAGGCTGTTGAAACAACTATTGATCCTCTGCCTCCTAGACCACCTGAAGGTGCTACACCAGAAGAGAAAGCTGCTTACATTCAAAAGCTTGAAGCTATTAAAGCTGAACGTGATGCTAAAGCTCCGTTGGTTGAAGCTGCTATTAGGAACAAAGAGACTGGAGCTATTGAACGCATGGGTCCAAAACATGACGAACAACGTAAAGCTGAGACTGCTGACACACATGAACAAGGTTTTGTTACTGAGCGTGGTCAGTTCTTAACTCGTGAACAAGCTGTTGAACATGCTAAGAA